CAATGATGTCGATATAAATTTCCTAAACAACGCACCAGTTTTTTTAACAACCTCTCCTGTTGAGGTTATAAATCAAAGATATAATTTTAATCAAATTGATAAATTAATAAACATTCAAGATATCGATCCTATAGAACTAGATGGTAAAGCCAATGATATCGATTCTAGATATCAATTTTTAGAAATACAAAAAAGTTTTTTATATGTTGCAACTGAAACCGTATTCCAATACCCACACCCGTTGATGACAGAAAAAAGCTACAAAGGTATTACAGCTAAAAGACCGTTCGTTATACTTGGTGCACAATATTCATTAAAGAAATTACAAAATCTTGGATTTAAAACTTTTGATAAATTTTGGGATGAAGGATATGACAGTTTGCGTGATCCTGCAGAAAAATTATTATCAGTATATAAAATAATTGAATCTATCTGTCAATTACCAGATGATAAATTAAAAAATATGTTGATCGAGATGACCGATATACTAGATCATAATTTTATAACTTATGCTAATTTAGAAAATACACTAATGGATAAGTTTGAAAAAGATATATCTTAAAATGTCTGGTAAAATTATAATTTGCTCATTATCACTAATTCTTATATACTATAACTATGGTTAATCTATTCAAGAAAGCAGCTGTTCTGACTGACATTCATTTTGGATTAAAGTCTAACAGCAGTACACACAACGACGATTGTCTTAACTTTGTCAAATGGTTTATCGAAACCGCCCGAGCTGAAGGCTGTGATACCTGTTTCATGACAGGTGACTGGCACAACAATCGTGCGGCAATCAACATAGTCACACTGAACTATAGTCTTACTGCCCTAGAGTTACTAGGCAAGGCTTTTGATCGTGTGTTCTTTATTCCAGGCAATCACGATCTATACTACAGAGATAAACGTGATATACAGTCAGCTGAGTGGGCACGTCATATACCAAACATTGAGATCATCAATGACTTCTACAAAGAAGGTGATGTTAGTATCGTTCCTTGGCTAGTGGGTGATGATCACAAGAAGCTAGGCAAGATTTCAGCCAAGTACATGTTTGGACATTTAGAACTGCCGCACTTCTATATGAATGCCATGGTAGCTATGCCGGACACTGGCGAAATCAAAGAAGGTGCATTCAACGGTGTAGAAAAGGTATTCACCGGACACTTCCATAAACGCCAGACACGTGGTAACATTACCTACATGGGCAACTGTTTTCCGCACAACTATGCTGACGCTGGTGACGATGCACGTGGTATGATGATCATCGAGTGGGGGCAAGATCCTGTGTTTCATACTTGGCCAGGACAGCCCAGGTATCGTGTGTATAATCTCAGTGACGTTCTTAAAACCCCAGAAGTATTATTACTACCAAACATGCATTGTCGTGTTAATCTAGACATTGATATAACCTACGAAGAAGCAACATTCATCAAAGAAACATTTGTTGATACATATAGCCTACGTGAATTAACTTTATTGCCTGTTAAGAACGCAGACATTGGTCAAGACATTATTCTAGGTAATATACAGTTTGAAAGTATCGATACTATTGTCACTAATCAATTGACTAATATTGCTAGCGATCATTATGATCCCAATCTTCTACTCGATATCTATAGGCATCTATAATATATGTTAAATGACACAAAAACTTTAATTGAAAATTTAATTAGATCAAATTTTGATATCATTGACGAATTTAGGTTCCTCGATAATGACCATGATCCTAAGCTATTTTTTGAATGGTGTAAAAAATGGAATTCCTACACATTTAGTCACAATCAAAGAATTATAATATTCAATATTGACGTTGATTATTATTGTGAAGGGCAAACCATAGGCAACAATACCTATAATTTTTTTGCTTGTTGTGCGTATTTCCAATTGCCTACTGAGTTTTTTTTATATTTTACTGTTGGAGCAGTTACAGAAATATTTGATGTTTGTAAATTATTTAATCTAATGCTACCAACAGTATTAAGTACTATAGGTATACAACCCACAATTTATCCCACCGATACTAAAGAAACCAAATTTGATTCTAACTTAATACAAAAACCATTTGTATGTCTCAATAAGACAAAGCGTACACATCGTGTGGTATTATTGTCACATTTAAAAGAACATGGATTATTAGACAAAGGATTTGTTAGCTATCAATTTTCTTCTGATTTAAACAAAAAGGCCGAGAAAGACAGAGATACTATTACAAAAAGTATCGTTAGTGACAACGAGATACCTATTATATTAAGAACCACGATACCAATTAACAGAATAAATGATTTCTTGTCTCTTACTCCATATCATCTTGAAATTTTCAATAAACATCAATATTTTTTTAGTACTCAAACTAAATTAGCAGATATTAACAGTTATCAATCAAATGGAGATCATCAACTAAAGTTTGATTGGCATCACCAACCAAATATTTTAAAATTCGCTTTGGTATATGTTGTAACCGAAACAGTATTTAATTATCCATATCCTTGGATTTCTGAAAAGACTATTAAAGGGTTCCTTGCAAAACGTCCTATGATCATCGTAAGTTCGCCGGGTACAGTTAAAAAATTAAAAGAGTTAGGCTTCATGACATTTGAATCTCTGTGGGATGAAAAATATGACTCGATAGTCAACAATAATGATCGGATGTCAAAGATAGTAAATTTAATTATTCAAATATCAGAAATGTCAACTAAAGAACTTCACAAACTAGCAGAAAAAGCACAAGAAATCGTTGAATTTAATTTTAATCATTATCGTAATGTTAAAAACATTAATAAACAACTTGCAGAACTGCAACGTATAATTATATAATATATAATGTTTAAGATAAAATATCTCACAGTTAAAAACTTTATGAGCGTGGGCAACTCAACCCAGGCAGTTAATTTTGACCGCAAAGACCTTACATTGGTCTTAGGTGAAAATATCGACCTAGGTGGTGATGACACAGGTGCTAGAAATGGTACAGGTAAGACCACCATCATCAACGCATTATCATATGCCTTATATGGCACAGCACTGACTAACATACGTAAAGATAATCTCGTAAACAAAACCAATACCAAAGCCATGTTAGTCACCATTGACTTCAAAGTCAATGGCATTGACTATAAGATTGAACGTGGACGTAAGCCCAACGTATTAAAATTCTATATAGGTGATCAAGAACAAGAAGCCAAAGACGATAATAGCCAAGGTGACAGTCGTGAAACGCAACAGGAAATTGAACGCTTGTTGGGTATGAGTCATGACATGTTCAAGCACATCGTGGCCTTGAACACCTACACTGAACCATTTCTTGCACTGAAACCCAATGATCAACGTACTATCATCGAACAACTGTTAGGTATTACTTTATTAAGTGAGAAAGCAGAAGCACTTAAAGAGCAAAGTAAGGCTACAAAGGACGCCATCCAACAGGAAGAGTTCAAGATCAAAGCAGTGCAAGATGCTAATAAGAAAATTGAAGAACAAGTTGAAAGTCTACAGCGCCGTCAGATGCTTTGGCTAACCAAACACAAAGATGACGTTGCTAAACTACAATCAGCACTAGACAAATTACTTAAATTAGATATTGATGCAGAGATTGCAGCACACAAAGAGTTATTAGCGTTTGATCAAAAGCGCAGAGATATCGCTGATTTAACTAAGGCTATCGCACGTGCTGAACAAGACCAAAGTAGAGAAGAAAAGATTATCGCAAAATTAAAGGAAGAGATAGAAGATCTCAAAGCACATAAATGTTATGCCTGTGGTCAAGACTTACATGACGAAAAACATGAAGAAGTCCTAGCTGGTAAAGAACGGTCTTTACAAGAAGCTGCACAGCAATATATAACTATCAACGGACAATGGATAGAATTAACAGGTGCCTTAAAAGAAATTGGTGAGCTAGGTGTTCAACCTAAAGTCTATTATGATAAAGAAGAAGATGCTATCCATCATCGCAGCTCATTAGCTAACCTACAAACACAGATTGAGACTAAGTCAAAAGAAGAGGATCCGTATAAAGAACAGATTGAAGAGATGAAAACAACTGCTCTTGCTGAGTTTGACTATAGTGTGATGAATGAACTGGTACGTGTCAAGGAACACCAAGAGTTCCTGTACAAACTATTAACAAACAAAGACAGTTATATACGTAAACGTATCATCGATCAAAATCTCAGCTACTTGAACGCCAGACTGAGCCAATATCTTGACCGTATTGGCTTACCCCATACTGTGGTGTTTATGAATGACCTAAGCGTCAACATCACCGAACTAGGCAGAGAACTAGACTTTGACAATCTAAGTCGAGGTGAGCGCAATAGACTTATACTTTCATTATCATGGAGCTTCCGAGATGTGTGGGAGTCATTATATCAACCAATCAACTTATTGTTTATTGACGAGTTAATTGATAGCGGTATGGACGCTAGTGGTGTAGAGAATGCTATGGCTATCCTTAAGAAGATGTCTAGAGATGCACACAAATCAATTTGGCTAGTATCGCACAGAGATGAGCTAGGTGGTCGTGTAAATAATGTGCTTACTGTAGTCAAAGAAAACGGCTTTACTAGTTACAATACCGATGTTGAGATTACATGAAATTTTTAACAACGATTCCTGAAGAGTTTACTCATCAATTAGCAAAAAATCCTTGGCTGGATAAGATTGGTCAATTTAATCAAGATCATATACTAACTCAATTTATTAATCAAAATAAAATAGAATCATGTGTTGCTGTAAACAGTGATCTATGGAATCAACTTTATCCGAATGTAAAACTACAAGATATAGTGAATCCCCCTGAGTTATTAATATTTACAGTAAACGATAGAATAGAAATTGATGATTTAATCGCACAAATTAAAATGTTAATCTCGTATACTGATAATTTTTTATACACTCCGATCAACAAATACAAAATTTATTCTGATGTTAATAGAAACTCATCAGACGAATATGATAATAACCTTGTTCAATATTATCTCAGAGGCCTAGAAGGTTATTTTACCCCAGCTTCACTTTTTTTAACTCCTGATGATCGTGGTCTGATTGGAAATTTTATACACCCAGCCACCCAACTTTTTTTAAAAAAATGTTAATACAGGATATGATCAATTCTTATTGCGGATTTAGGCAGGTTATATACCAACGCAATCTTACGTCTGATGACATCACCTTATTCTATATTGATAAATTTATTATCAATAATTTATGTCCAGGTAGTAGTATTTGTTTAGATGACATTCCAAATTATTATAAAAACATCATTGACGATCTTAACATGAGCCACGAAAAATACGATAATATAATTATAATTAACAATAGTAATTTTGCATATAAAACCTCCATTGAAATTAATACCTTGCTTACTGATTACAAAAATTTACTAACTGAACATGGTAGAATTTTAATTAGTTTAAATTTACATAATATAATCTATGATCGAGTAAATGTAACTGTTGACTCTATTGTAGATCAAAGTGTTACTAATTTTAAATTATTAAATAAGTTTATTAATTTTAAGTTACCTACAGGATATGGTCACTGTTTTTTGGTGCTAGAAAAATGAATAATTATTGTTTATATTGGGCCATTGGTAGTTGTGGAGATATTATACAATGGATATTTTCCCAAAATAATGTTCATACAGTTATATCTGATGCTAAAATCAATACTGAAGGAAAAGTAGACATTGTTGGCTCTGCTAATTTACAGGATAAATTAAGCCTGTCAGATTTTGACCAATTTTATTTAAGGTCTTGGAGCGAATCTGACCTTGAGATTTTATCTGGTTTACAACCATTCCTAATAGGAACACATCGGTTAGACCAGGTTGATATAATATCATCGATTACTAACACTATTACTGTTGGAATTACCTACACTGAACAATATTTTGATATTATTTTACGTGCTTGGGTTAAAAAAGTTGGGCAATTTGATAATAATGTATACCTTGCATTTGCAGAACAAGACAAATTATTAGTTGATAGATTCAAATCTCGAAATTTATATCAAGACTATTTGTTTAAAAAATTTAAGGAATCGCCACCCTTTTATATTCCGCATTGTGTTACTCAAAAATTTGATATCAATATACCATTTGAGATTATTGCAGAAGGAAAGATCGAAGAACTGTTAAATTTATTAAATTTTAATTTATCTGCTAAAGATATTGAATTTTTTAATACCTGGTATTCGATGCAATCATTTAAAAATCACAAATTGTAAATAGCTTAGAACTTTGTAGTAAATATCATATATGTAATATTAATTTTAGGGGATTGACATGGTAGGTTCCGCAGGAAAAATACACCCAGGTAGACGTAAGGCTAACCCAATGTTAACACGTAATGGTAAACCTAGATTAGGTCCACTAAATCTGAAACAATTAGAAGAACTTAGAGAAAAAACGCAACAAAAGAAAAACAAGGCAAAGATCGCTAGAGAAATTGCTAGTCGTCAGGCTTTATCAGCAGTATAATTTTTAAAAAGGAAACTAAAATGGCAACAACACATGAACAGATCGTAGCGGCATATGAAGCATACCTAGCAGAAAATGAAAAGTTTGAAGGCAAGGGTGTAGGCGCAGCTGGCACACGTGCCCGTGGTGCACTTGGTGATTTAGGTAAATTATCTAAAGCTCGTCGTGCAGAAATACAAGAAAAGAAAAACGCTGCCAAGGCTGCAAAGTAATTCATGGCATATGATAATCCTTGGACTTATAATGAAGTACCTTTTGAGTCTGAGGATATCAACGAGTATTATGGATTTATATACAGAATAACTAATACTGTCAACGGGCATGATTATGTTGGCAGGAAATACTTCAAGACAATCAAAAAGAGACCACCTCTAAAAGGCAAGAAAAACAAGCGCAGGGAAACAGTTGAAACTGATTGGAAAGAAT